AGGAATCGAACCTCCCTCCTCTTGCGAGGATCCACCAGGACCCCCCAGGAAGTTTTGTAGTTTATACTACTCCCAAACTTACTAAACTCGCACGTCAACTCCTTGTATGTTCTTGCGCTGTGAGAGCATGCTTGACAGTCGTTTGGGTAACGACGTACGTGAGTACCTCCCTGATCAAGGTGACCAGGATTGCACCCAACGGACGCCATCCCCATCCGTGCGAACGGAGAAGGGCCGGGCAGGTATGCCCAATCAGCGTATCTATGACTATACGTCTCACGACGTTGAATCATTATCATGTTTCCATGACTCTAGATGCTTCGCGTACATTCAAGACCTTCGGTCTCGAACCAGGAGAAATCCTGTACCCTAGGCCTGCCTAAATAAGCAGGGTTTTCCACACTTGAAGAAGAAGCATTTTTGGATGCTAACGACTCCAAAGATATGGTACACTAGAGCTCCAGGACCGTGAAAATGGGAGTTAGCCGGTACGCCGTAGTACGGCGCCCTCGGACTGCAAAGTGCTTTGGACTGTTCAGGTTGTTTTAACGAACGACCGGGACGGGTACACTGCACAACGTGCTGTGACATGGTTCCCTGGGACGGCCTGCAGCCCTTTCGGTGTTCCACCGGAAGAAGAACTGACGTGGCTTAATCGCTACAACTAATAGTAAAATTCTAGACATGCTAATGATATACAACGGCTTCACTTTAGGGTTTGCACCCCTCAGATTACCGTGTGAATACTTTCACACGACTAGAATCCTCTATCAGCTGCCCGCACATCCTCTTTACAAATCCGTGAATTGGACTCGTGTGGGAGGAGGTTTCTTCGCTGTCGTTGATCCCATGGATGACTCAGCAATTCTTTACCTCTCCGAGAAGGAATACAAGATCCAAGTCAGAGTTAGCGTCAGCCAAGACTCTACTCTCGCGGTTCTTGCTAGACCTGGAGACACTATGGTTCCAGATCCGGCGGTTAAAACCACGCCATCTTTGTCAACTAACGATACCATCCCAAATAAAACTCCCCCTGTACAGTACCATGACTACGCTTTCTTTTCCTGGGACTCCGTCCCGGTTGGAGAATTTGTAATCCTAATACCTTGCTACCGCCGCCCTCCTGCTGAAAGAGTGAAAACTGCCATTTCTGGTGGTGGACACTCAATCGGCAAAGAGGGACGTCAGAAGCTAAGAGAGTTCGGGCTCAACACTCGTGGTCGACGACCTGAGTGGGGAGCCTTGGGCTGGCATCATAGCAGACTAGATGATTACACAATTAGTGTAAACGGTGAGTTACTGGTCACACTATCACCTGAGAAGGTGATATCCTTGTTCGTGAGTTGGGGTACAGACCTCAACTTACGAGCTGGGGGACAGTGTGAGCCTCGGCCGGCACGCCTGGAAGCCCTCAAAAGGCTTGGGGAAGGATTCGCAAAGATCCTAGCAACCAGAGGGCAGAATGCCCTTGTCCAAAAGATGAAGAACACGCTGTTCTTTGTCCAGAGGTGGTTGGGTGGGATCCAAAACGATGATCCTTTCCTCTTTTCGGAACCGGTTGGTCTCGCCCGCAGTGGACTCCCACGGATAATACCTTTGTATTTCCGGCGGGAGTTAGGAGCGCATAATGAGGTGACGATCAGACTGATTATCTCCTTATTGAAGGCTTACTCAGCCTTCGAGGCTCCCCACCTTCCCTCTGATTTGGTCAGCGTGACCGCATCAGTTGAAGATATCGATACTCAAACCTTAGAAGAATTCCAAAGTTTTTGTAAAGATCACTTCTGGCCTATTGTACGTAAGTACGCTGGGCGAGGAAGGATGGGACTCGTGCATCCTAAATTGGGGCTAAGACCAGACCAGCGCCCTTATCATCCCACCCGGGGGGGACCAAATCATACAGTAGGAGTTTTTGGAGCTCCTATGGATGCGTTAGCTTGGGCAGCTTGCCCAATTAACTATCCGATGAAATGGGCCCACCACGTGGGTGATACTCGTACTGTCGCTCTGTTCGACCATGTGCTTCGCAAAACTGAGGAAGCTAGAGACATACTTCGTACGTCAAGCTCCCTCGGTGTCAAGGTGAAATACTGGGATCTGTCCTTGGAGAAGGACACGGGGAAACTCGCGTTTCTCCCGGAGGCTGCGGGGAAAGTAAGAACGATAGCTATCGTTGATTACTGGACCCAGCGGCTGATGAAACCAGTGCACGATTGGATGATGGATGTGTTGTCGGTATTACCGACAGACGCAACCTTTGATCAGGAAGCAGGCCTAGAAAGTTACGTGAAGGACTCAGAGAAATCCGAGCGCCATCACAGTATCGATCTAAAGTCTGCAACCGATCTCATTCCAACTGAGCTTTATCGAGCCTTGTTGCTTGGTATATGGCCTGAAGAGACAGTTGAGCTATGGATGGCTCTTCTGACTGATCGTTGGTTCCGGGTTCCCGGAGGTGAAGACGCTTTGGTCAAGGAAAACCTCAAAGGTACTCTAATCAAGTACGGGAGAGGTCAACCTATGGGTACCTTATCTTCCTGGGCCTCGATGGCTCTCGTGCATCATGCACTTGTGCTTTTCGCCGCCCATAAGACAAAGGTGGATCCTAAAAGTTTCACAACTTATAGGGTTCTAGGCGATGATAACGTAACGGGAAACAGCCTTGTGGCATCCAGCTACATGTCAGTCTGTGCCAAACTCCAAGTTCCAATCTCCGCGGCGAAGACTCTAGAGGGAAAGCTGTTTGTTTTTGCTTCCCAGGTTTACCTGGGAGGTAAGAACTATTCACCGATGTCCTTGAAAGAGGAACTTTCGGTGAGTACCTCCACCCAACGCGTTCAGATGGCACTTCGTGCTACTAAACGTGGTTGGATGGGGGAGAAGCCAACCTCCGCACGTCTGTTAAGACTGCTCCTGAGACACAAGGATTACTTGAAGTCGACGGTAGAGTTTTCGAACGGAAAATTGGGACGTTTGGCCCAAACGGCCCTCGTCAGTGCCTTTGGAACTTCGGGCAGGATTCTATCCCGCCTTGGTTTCCAAGAGTCCACTTCAATACCCTTCTTACTCTCTCTCGAGAATAAGGTAGAGGCGTTAAGTGGAGACAAGAGCCATTTGGACAATCTTACCTTATCCTACTTAGGAGAAGTCGAAACTCTTATTGCAATTGCTGTCGTCCGTCGGATGATCGCAAGAGCGCAAGAGCGTCTTCTTCAACTTCGTTTGATTAAGGCAAGATGGAAAAAATGGTGCGAGAACTTCGCAAGACGGGGTTTCCTTCCGATTGGCATAATGAAGGTTCTTGGAAAAGAATTCTTTATCATGCCGCCGAAAGGAGGATTCGGCTTGATTCCAAAACAGAAACAGCCAATGCACGAAGACTCATGGGTCTCTTACTCACAGGCCATCTGGCCCGTTTTGAAAGAGCACTATGAGCCCACTCTAACCTACAAGGACGTCGTCCCTGTGGCGACTCTAGGTGGTGCTGCGATCTCGGTTCGTTTACCGGGAAAGCTCGTCACAAAGAGTATCGCGAGTAGTGGATTGGCGGTAGCAACTCCTCAACCCGTTGGGCTGGGAATTGTGGCTGCTATGGCACCAAGCCTCCGTCTTAGAAGTCAGGGTCTGGAAGACCCTCCTGTATATATCGGCGATAAACCTCTTTCAGAGGTTGAAGTCGTCGAGACTGTACAGGCCCTGCGAAAGATGCTGGACTCCCTCGTGAGAGGTGGACCAGATCTCGAGCCACTGGGGTCTGCTCTGGGAATTTGTGAAGATGCTCTGCAATTACTTGCAAAGATACCTCATCTACCGGATTTCTCCGGTTTAGAGGCGCTTTTCCCGGACCGAAGTCCGAAAAAGGTGCAGGATGCCAAAATGTGGATCCGCTCTATGGAGAGCTTCTCCTCAGCTTTGGTATACCTGCCTTTGGCCATTGACTTCTCTCTTCTAGACCTCGGAATTACTCCCGAACTGGAAGAGCGTGATGAGGCAATCCGGGCTACTAGCCCAAGTCACCTATCTTCTCTGAAAAAAGGAAAGTCCTTCTCCCAGACTGCAGCGGTCAAACCGCAGGGGGTGGTCCCACCTATCGTGGGAAAAAGTGTTGCTCAGGTGAGCTGGCATGCTATGCCGGGAAGGGTTCGAGTCCCTT